AGTGATCTTATCTACAACGTTTATCATTGCTAAACCCTCATAAACTATTTAATGTTAGCAGTAGAATCAATTAATTTATCATTGCTTGATATGTCTACTGTGTCTAGTTCTATATCTTCTAATCCAATTAATTTAAATACTGATCCAGCAACAACATTATCAGCGCCAATTGTCGATAATCCGTTTACAGCACTTTCAAATGCTTTTGCTTTGTTACTCATAGATTCTGATTTTTCTTTTTCGCTTAATGAAGACTGTACGCCCCATTTTACAACAACATTTCCAGGTAATTCAATAATTCCAGCGTTTGCTAGTATCTCTAATGTATCTAATAAATATATTGTACATTCCTGATCTTGTCTGTCTGAAACTAAAGCGTTCCATGTTGCTTTATCTTCTGAGCCAGTTACAGTTCCGCCAGCTTTTGTAGTTAATAATCTTACAGGTATCCCAGTTGCCCCTGAGATTTCTTCAACACAAATATCAAACGGATCGCGTGGGCTTGCCATGCTTGGTTGTAGCATATTAGCTTTCATATTATTTAAACGTAAAACATCTTCAAGCCCATCTTGAAAATTTTCTACATTTTGTTTTAACTTGTCATTAGCAGATTTGTCGGTTGATTGTCTTGAGCCTTGGTTAGTTTCTAATGCTAGTTTTTGTCTTGAATTTCTATAATATGCTTCAGCACTACTACCGCGTACTTTTTCTTTATCCATCAATGCGTTCCACGGCGATTCTAATGAACTAGAACCCTCGACACTTGAACTCAATGAACCTTCAGCTAAGTGCACTATTCTTGAATAATGCACAATATTAGACGTTAATTGTTGTTGTTTTCGTTGTGAATTATCTATGTCAATAGATTGTAATTGATACAAAACAGGCAAACCAAACCTTGGCGACGATGGATCTGTATCATATTTATTTATTTCAATGCCATCATAATTATAAACATTAAAATAAATCGTATCAAATTCGCCTTTTTTCGCCGCACCGACAGGTTTATCTAACCCTAGCCCGTCAGCAACACCGACAAGCATTACTGAAAAATTACCAATGCGATTTAAAATGTCAGCACGCTCTAATGATTTAAATATTTTTTTTCGTTTTAATATAATTAATTCTTCTTTTAGAATGTATTCATCATTGTATTTTAAAGTTGGAACATCTCGCCAGCACGCTTTAGCTACCTTGTCGACCACTGTTCTAGCTATTCCGCCTCGCTTATACATCGACATATAATCAGCAAAACTTAATTCATCACCATATCCAAACAATAAATTAAAGTTTCTTTTTCCATTGGGAGATAATCCGAAATTGCCATTGCCGCCAAATCTTCTACTTATCGTTTGGATTGAATTCAATACTGATTTCAAGTAACTATCAGCAGCTAATGTTTTATCATTCAACACAACAACATCATTATTTTTCTTAAAAAAGTTAAACATATTCTTTACCATTATTTAATAATCTACCAATCAAAGCCGCTAGCAACTATTTCTATTTCATTCGGAGCATAACACATCACGAAAGAATCGGCATCGTTCGGGCTTGCTATGCCTCGTGCTGATAATTGCTCTTTTGTTTCAACCATAACTTTTCCAGACTTGCTAAATTTTTTGTTCGGCGTTGATAATTCTGTAATAAGATTTTGTAAATTAGGCATGTCGCTACTAATTGATATTAGCTCACTATTATTAAATTCGTGACCTTTTGTTATTGCGTTAAATGTATTTCTAAATCTATCAGCAACAGACCACCATGTTTGTACTTTTAAATTTTCGAAAAATTCTCTATTTGTTACTCCATCAATACTATCAGCATAATCAAGATCGGGATTAATAACTTTAGAACCAGCGATAAACTTTTTATATTCAACTTCAACGTGATACTTATCTTTTTCGAGTCTACTTTCGTTTAACTCTTTAAACTTAGCGCCAGAGCTTGCGCCAACACCAATGCTATCATATCGTATTAAAGCACGATTATTACTAGCAGTATTAAACACTCTAGTACAACTTTCTAATAATTCATCATCACCAGCTTTCCAATGATCAGCCCATACAGCGGTTATTCCTTTTACTAAAGTTTGCGAACATAAATCATTACCTGAGTCAGCAACATCAAAACCGACTCTATTGTCATTACCTAATTCTATACCTAATTTTTTATGAGCATCAATCGCTGTTTCTATCCATTCTCGTTTTATAATTGAATTGTCGTCATTTCGTCTAGCAACACCTAAATATACATGTTGATATTCTTCATAATCTGAAAGTTTAAGTTTGTTTATTTTCTTTTTCATCGTGTCAGATAAAAAAGGATTTTCGTCATAATTGATATGTCTAACTAAAACATCGCTATCGGTAGTTCTTCCAAGCGTTTCAATAAAATCATTTATTAAACGTGGGTTATATAATATCCAGCATTCAGCATGATCAGCTCTAAGCGTTGGTTCAATAATACGCCATTGTTCTTTAGTTAATCCCTCTCCCTCTTCGATCCAGCCAATGTTCGCACCTTCAAAACCTTTTATTTCATCGATACTTCTATGTATACCGTAAAAATGGAACGAACTACCTGTTTTTTTGTGTATGATTTCAGTTTTTAATATCTCGAAGTCTGCTTGTAATCCAAACGCTTCAATCTTTATACACAACAACGCATAAACCGATTCTTTTATTTTTGATTGGAATTGACGCATACACAAGAATTTTAACGTATATCGTGACGCTAGAAATATAGCAAAACCAGCAGCATCATGGCTCTTGCTTGAACTACGTCCACCTTTTAATATTTTTAAATCAGCCTTTGTATTCCAAAATTCTTTTAAAGCTGGATTCATAAACATATTATTAATCAGATTAGTTAGTTGTGCGTTTATTATATCATAGCGAACTTGGTAAACTTGGTAAACTTGGTAAACCATCATTGGTAAACTTGGTAAACTTGGTAAACTTGGTAAACCATCATAATACGAATTAAATTGAATATAATACAAACTATTTGTTCATTTTACTAGACAAATACAAACTATGTTGCTATAATTAAGTCAGAAGTTAGGGAATAGTCTTTAACTACAAATAAAGAGAATATTATGAAACTAGTTACTGTATATGATGGAAAAATAACATCAGAAAAAGAGATTGTCAATTTAACCGGTTTATCTAATGAATCAGTTGTTAAAGGCTTTAAAGCTAAAGGATTTAAAAATCAAAAATCATTGAGAGTTCGTGCGTGCTCATCAGTTAAATTTATCAACGAGTTTTTAAACGCTACAAAAACAACTAAAAGCATAAACTACAGTAACAAAATGTCATTTGATGATTATGTTTCAGACTTTTTTGATTTACATATAGCATTATTAAGCGGAAGCGAATTAGCAAAATACCTTAAATCATATAACGGAGAGTAAATAAAATGACTTATTTAGAAATGAAATCAATAAAAGAATGTCGTGATAATGTAGTTGGGTTTTTGCATATTACTGATATTAAAAAATTAAACACTTTGTTTGATGGGGTGTATGATGTTGATCGCCAATCGTTTGATAGTATTTGTGATAAAGCTTTAGAATTATATAACGCAAAAGCTTTATCAAACAAAATTGTTAGTCGTATTTTTGAAATAGTATCTTGTGAAAATTCATCTTTTAGAGTTGAGTCGCATAGGTTTGAAAGTCATAGTATTTTTGAATATGCATACGGTTATTATTTGTTTTTGAAAAAAGGCACACGTAAAGAATTTATGCTTTTAAATCACTATTTATAAAGAGAATATTATGACTACTAGCGAATACGTAAAAATCAAAGGATTTAAAAGTCTAGATCAAGTGTCAAATATGTTTAACGTATCAACACAATGTTTAAGAAATTGGCATAAAAATGATAAAAATAAGCTTGATATTGTATTGCTTGGTTGTAGAGTCAAATTAATCGATAGTATGTTTGCAGCACAAACAGCAAAAGCAATATATTTAGACGCAACTCATAATCACAATGGCAACACATTGGTTTGGTTTAATGTTGGCGGTGTCGGCTATGGTGATTATGACGGAGAATATGCGATTTCTTTTATAATCGATAAAGGTAACTATAGCGGTGCTGCCCTCGTTGATTGTGATGGCCATATATGTAATGTTAGAAACAAGTACTTAGACATTGTGTTTGACGCATGTTCAAAAGCGCTGACAACAAAAATGATAAACAACGGTATATAATATGTTCTGCGTTCTATGTAAAGAAAAAATAAGGGTGTTATTATGAGTACATTAAGAAGTTCAAATTTAGAAGTTAGATATTCTCAAAAAGAATTCATTGAATTACAAGAATTACAAAATCATGAATATTTTGTAAATAGAGATATCATCACTATAACAGGGTTTATGCAAACAGAAGAAGAGATCACAAGACATCTCAATGATATGAAATCATTAATTATGTAACCAAAAAATAGTATTAATTTAAAGCCAACAATTAGTTGGCTTTTCCTTTTTCTACGTCTTTGTAAAAATCTGCAAGTGTTCTTAGTTCGACTCTTATCGCATCACCAGAATCACCGGTAACTTCTACGGCTTTTAAATCCGGAAGGTATTTTTTAAGTAATGATAATCTGCTAGAATTTGCACTATTTAATCTATTAACTTCAACAGCATCAAGCACTTGCGTTAAGTCCTCTAGTTTTTCTATATTATCAAATACGTATGAAAGCTTACCCCGTTCACTTAAA